TGGGACCCTGAGTTTACTAAGATAGTTGCTACTGAAAAAGGTGAATATAAACAAACTGCTATTAAAAAACAACCTCCTAAGCCTACAAATGTACCATACAATAAAGGTGTACCTAGAGTTAAAACAGATTTATCTAATTATTCTTATGACGTAGATAGAACTAAAGCATTCAAAGATATGAGTGATAATGAACTTAAATTACAAATAGAATACTCAGAACAAATAGGACGTATTAGTAAAATGTTTGATAAAGTTGAAAATCCTGAAAACATTAGTAGACTAGCGTTAAGAAATTTACGCAAAGGTGTAGAGATTTCGCCTAATATGTCTTTGTTAAAGAAAGTCATAAAGGCATTACCATAGGAGTTTAAATGGCATTTATAAGTGGAAATAATTTAGGTGGTAAGGATGTAGATTACTACGACAATCCTAACTATGACCCTAAGAATGATGGCAAATCTAAAGGTGATAAGAAAAAATCTGAAGCATTAGAAGCACAAGGACATTCAGATTATTTAAATGAAAGAAAATATACATTTGGTGAACCTATTGAATATGAATTTTTACAAGAAGCAGATAGCGAAGCTGCTTATGCAAAGTTACAAGCTGATAAACAAGTAGAACAAACAGTATCTTATTTTAGAGCTAAAGAACGTGAACGTTTAAATCCTGGTGGAGCTGGTAAAAAAATAATTAATGAAAAATTTAGTAAACCTAGCGGTAGTATAGAAGATAAGTTAGGAAAATTTGGTTTTTCTTACGACCCAGCAGACCCAGATACATTTTTTGACATGGAGAATAGATTTCCATCTAATGCAGTATCAGAAAATTCTAGAACATATGATACAGGTAGTGTAAGAACTGGTGGTAATTGGAATGAAGAAACTATAGAATTTGCAAAAGGTGAACCAATGCCTAAAACAGTAGCTGGTGTTAATCAAGAACTACAAGCAATAAAAGCTAGAACAAGAGATGCTGCTATGGAATTTAGAGGTAGAGTATACGATTTTATAGAAGAACTTGGTGATGATTTTCAAAAAGATATTACATTTGATATGGTTGAATCAGACAATTTATATAGTCGTGGTTATAGACCACCTCAACCAATGGGATATGATTATATAGAAAATAAATATTTTCCTAACAGTGCAGATAAAACAAAAGCAAGAAATACAATACTTAAAATGATAGATAGTACAGATAATGAAGCTCCAGTAAATACTTTACGTGGTGTAGCTGAAGAAATGGCTGCTGTTAAAGACCCTGGACTTAGAGATTTTGGTATTGGTGCAGCTAGTTTAAACGAATATGGTGCTAGTAATGAGAATACTTTAAAGAATTTAGAATCAGGTATAAAAGAATTTCAAGCTTGGAAAGCTAAAAAAGGTGTACCAAGAATTATTAGATTAATAAAGAACTTACCATAGGAGATATTATGTCAAAAGAATATAAAGATATATTAGAAAAAACCTTATGGACATTTGTTGAAGCATTTATATCTGCATTAACAGTTGCTCCATTAGTTGGTGTAGATGCAGAAGCTTTACAGTTAGCTGCGTTATCAGGTGGTGCAGCAGCTTTAGTAGTTGTCAAAGAGTTTGCTAAAAAACAATTAGTTAAACCTGTTAAGAAAGTAAGTAAATAATGCCAGGACATTACCACAACAAACATGAAGTACCTTTACAAGCAAAAGATACTGAGAGTATTGAAGAAGCAGGTATGAACTATCAAAAGCTTATGGCTCATCAAGTTAACGTAGCATTAGGTATTGAGTCTGGTGTAGATATTATGAGTCATGGTAAAAGTGATGGTCAAGTATCTGTTAATACAATAGCTGACGCAGTAGCTGCTCCTAAAATAGACGAACGTAACGTATATACATTAGAGGATTTATAATGGATTCTAACGTTGGCATAGGTAAAATAGAACTTAATAAACGTATGGAACAACATAGGGCTTTACGTGATAAAGCTTTAAATAAATCCAGACAAGCTGAAAAAGAAAAAGATATGTATCTTAAAGTTATAGGTCAACATGGTAGTAAATTAAGTCTTACTCAATCAGATGACTTATATAAATCAGCAGACCAAGCATATGTTAAAGCTAAAAGTCAAAGACAAAAGGCTGCTTTTTTTAATCAAGGTTTAGTAAAACTTACTAATAAACTAGGAAAGTGAACTTTCTCTTTTAAGATATCCTTTTAATAAATCTCTATAAGCTGCTTTAGAACCAGAGTTTTGTCGCCCATCATAAACATCGTGATGCCATTTACATAGTATTGCAACATTGTTTATATCATACTTACGTTTCTTGTTACCGCCCATACCTATGCCTTGTATGTGTGCTAACTCTAACCATTTATTATCATTACAGTAAGCCCATTCACAACGACCTCCTGCACGTTTCATAGCTTCTTCTCTTAGTGGTGATAAACTTTCCATCATACTTTATACATTTTATATTTTAATGTAATCTCCTCTCCTGCTTTAATGGTTCTTAATGGAAACAAATGGTTAACACCTTGATTAGGTGACTTATCCATACGTATTACCTCACAGTTAGGTTCATCGCTATGATTAATAAACCCACCTAATGGTGTTCTATATATAAATTTATCGCCATCTATAAACACATGTGTTATACCTAAAGATGTTTCTGTATCTTTAAGAACTTTATTAGTAAATAAACCTAAGCCATGTATAGGTGACTCTTTAATAGTCATATAATTAGGCAATGGTCTATATGTCATTCTTCTTCTAACTTATTGTAATCTTTAACATGAGCGTCTTGTTGAAACTCTGCATCTAATTGTTCTAAATGCCAGTTATAATCTGCTACAAACTTATCCATAAGAAACCTTAACTTTTTCATATCAGGTTGTACTTTAAATGTATCGCTGCCACATGCTTGATTAAACTGTGTAGCCCATACTTTTAAATATTTATGGTGTGTAAATATATTTATTTTATTTATATCTAGTTTCGCCATTTATTCATCTCCAAAATATTCGTCAAACATTTTCTGTTCACAAGATACACATCGTTCTGTGTATTTGTAATCTGATTTAAATTTTTTACGACAATTTTTACATCTAATATCATATGTATCTAAAACATTTTGGCCACGCCATATGTTCCAATTCTTAGATGTATAAGATTTATAATAATCATTCATTAATTAGTTTCCTCCATATACAAGTATCTGTTATTGTAATCTTTCCAACAGTGCTTGCTACTATTCCAATGATGCCATCCATCATTGTAGACTAACCAACTAGCTACAGCTGTAGATACTTTTGGATTAGTCCTATTACTTATTATATCAAGCTTAGATTTTAACCAAGCCCATGTATTGTCATTAAATTGCCAGAGGCCGACATCTGCAGTACCATTTGTGTTTACCCCTACTGCGTCAGATTTTCCTGAACTCTCACAGTAAATTATATTTAGTGCCTGCAAGATGTCATCCTCTTTAAAGTAAGTGGATACCAGGTCTGTATAATGAACAACATACTCTACTTCTACTTTAGTAGTACGACATTCCTGGTATTCCACTAACGTGCTGGGTGTCAGTGCAATCGGAAACAAACACCCAACAATTACTTCTATCATTAGCTAATGGTAGCAGCTTTCTTTGTAGGTAATTTTGTACAATAGTAATGTACTAACCCACGTTTCTTACTAGGTAAGGTAGTAATTTCATAACCTTCTGCTCTAAGATTATGTATTATTCCACCAAACCTGTGACAATGTAGTTCTGCCACAAACTCCCAATTACTAATTGGTTTATCATCTATAAATTCAGTTAATGCCCAAGCAACTAACTGTGTTTTAGATTTAATAAAAGCAGGTATTTCTCTGCCTCTAAAGTATTCAGGTATCATTAGTTAATACCCCACTCTGCAGGTATATCAGAGTTATCTAGCCACCATGACTTACGCCACTTACCACTATGTCCTCCGCATTTTGCAGGGTCATTTGTGCTACATGTAAAGTCTGGACTTTTATCTGACCTTTTAGAGTTACGGTTATCGTATACCATTTCTCCACAATATGGACACTTTAAGTCATCTCTATACTTATTTTGTTGTTCCATTTTATTTACTATTCCTCCTATCATTCCACCAGAACCTTGTAATCCTGGTGTGATATCTTCTGACTCTATACCAACTGCTGCTAATTTTTCTTGCACTGATAAGTTATCAAACTCATTTTGTGTATATTCAACAGGCATATCAGCAAGTCTTTCAATCATATCGAAATACTTACTGAGTTGTTCATCTGACCATGTTGTTTTATCAGCAGGAAACTTCATAGTAACTGCGTATTGATTAGCAGTACCTATGATTTTGTTTAGAGTTTCTTTATTTTGTACTGATGCAGTCATAGACTGTATAGTCTGTGCTATAAATTCTAAGTCCTGCATTAGAATGGTGCTTCATCTGACGTTACAGGTGTATCATCTACCTTAACGTCTTGTGATACTATACTATCCATGATGTCATTCATGCGTTGAATATCTTCCTTAGTAGGTTTGTTTTCTTTCTTACGCATATCAACTTTG